GCCGCAAATAAAGTTAAAGCAGAAGAAATACATTTATACGGATTTGATTCTATATTTGATTTTAATCTAAGAAGCTGTTCTGATTTTTATCTTGGATCTGATAGAGGTAATATGAACACAAACAGATTAGCTAATAACTGGAGACCAGTATGGCAAAACATGTTTAAAGAGTTTCCAGACACTACTTTTGTTCTACATCACATACACGATGCGATAAAGTTTCAAGTTCCTGATAACGTTGAAGTAATAACTTATTCTAGTAAGGCCGTAATGACTTAAAAAAAATTCACTTTGAGGTGATTTTTTTGTTTACATTCTTGTTTTTTTATGGTATAATATAACTATAAAATGAAGAGGACACAAGATGTTAATAGTTAATGTACAAGGCGGAACAGCACAGAAAAGGCAACTAGCCGAAGACCTTTGTTATTTTGTAGCACAGAGGTATAAGTTCTCTCCAAAAAAAGAAATAGAAATAGATGTTAACATCAAGAGTATTGATGGCGCACAGGGTTTTTGTATGGACTGTGATGATGGTCTATATGAGATAGAAATAGATAACAAAATTACTGGTGACGATTTTATTACATGTGTACTACACGAACTAGTACACGTCAAGCAGTACGTTAAGAAAGAACTACACGATTGTGGTTGCGTTCAAATGTACAAAAAGGTGGCTTACGAAACTGATATGAATTATCTTGATAAGCCATGGGAAAAAGAAGCATATAAAATGCAAGAAGTATTATTGGAGGAGTATAAAAATGCTAGCTGAAGGAGCAACAGAATACGGTTACAGAGGACTGGCCGAGATAGAACTCTTAAAAAAACAAATAGCTGAGGATACTAAAGAAAAGTACACGCTATACAAGCGTATCAAAGAGTTAACTGAATTACTGGAAGAGCATAAAAAGATAAATCAAGCTTTGAAAGCTGAATTACCACAAAATGTAATTGAAAAAATAATTCAAAAAAAGTGAAAAAAGTCCTTTACATTTGCTTAAAAGTATGGTATAATATATCTATAAAATGGAAAAAGAAATGAAAACAAAAGTGGAGAAAATCAATGACATAGCGAAGGTAACCGGCAGGATGTGTGATGGACAACGAGATGACGAGAAGCACATCGGGATTTACAGGTACGGAACTACCCAGGGAATCAGCGGCGGAGTATAAAACGTTCCCCTCCTTACTATGGGGCCGATAGGTCGGTAAGGAGGATGGTATTGACAACGGCCCCAAAGAATTTATAAGCGAAACTGAGGAGTACATTATGAAAATTTTAAAAGCAATCAAAGATATTAAGTTTGACAATGGAGTTTCCGAGCCTATTGTCATGGCTTCTGCAGCTGGTTGGTACGTAGGTGCAATCGATAACAGTGAAGGCTTTATTCAGCCTTACGATAGATACACCGGCTACTATGCCACTTCTGGCGAAGCCGAAACAGTTTTGGACGGGCATTTTAACAATGCCTAGTCCATCCGAACTACAAGCAATGACGCCGCTATTTCTTCAACTCCTCTTCTTCGCGGTAGCTGGCGCATTGCTCGTAGGCACTTTCGTATCGATCGTCGGTTTGATGTATCGATACGCTCTTTTTATAGTATTAGTGCTGTTAGTATTCGTCAGCATTAACTATGGAATTATTGATATAAATAAGTTAATACAGGGAGTTGGCGTATGATTAGGTGGTTTGATTATATGATCATAGCACCGTTCGCTTACGTGTTATCAAAATCATTTATTATTGGAGCTTATGACTTTACTATTATTTCATATTTGCTCTATGTGGTCTATTGTGTGAAAAGAAAATCATGGGAAGGTAAAAAAGTATGACTATGCATCTAATGCCAGTTTATTATAATAATAATAACAGCAAAAAACGTAAACCTTTTCGAAAGCCAGGGTGGCAAAAAGCTCAGGCCGAACATGACGCTTGGCTAAAAAAGCGTGGTGTTCATCCTAGTCAACTTAAAAACAAAGAGAAGTCTAGTGGCAACCGTATTCCGGACTATTCATCAGATCGTAAGAGCGTCCCGACGTCGAACTATGTCGGTCCAATCGAAGGCCGTAAAGCAGCAAAAGTCTATAGTGGTGACTACATCGTCGGCATCGCAACCATGCACAAATCAAACGCAGTCCCTGTTGGAAGAGGCGATGACGTCAAGTCGTACGCTAAAATGAGAAGGTAACAATTTCTCTCCTTAGCTCAGTGGATAGAGCAACGGCCTTCTAAGCCGTGGGTCGGGAGTTCGAATCTCTCAGGAGAGGCCAATTATGGAGAAGAGGAATGGAACTATTTTTAGTAGCTACACTTTGGATGATAGCTAATAAAGAGTTTGTCGTAACCGCAAGCAAACAAGTTGACGATGGTTACAAGTGGCATAAGGTAGAATGCAGAAAACCAGACGAAAATATACCCCATGTTAAAATAAAATCCCCAAACGGAAGAGAATATATTTGCTTAAAGCTAAAAAAAATCACCTTGAAGTGAAAAAAGTCCTTTACATTTGCTCAAAAGTATGATAGAATATACTTATAAAATAAAAAATGAGGAGTTGTTATGGATATGAATATGTTAGTAGATATGTTAGCTAGGATGACAGCTGTAGAAAAAGTACAGTTTGTCGAAAAGCTTTGTGATACGCATCCTAACTTAGCTTTTGAAATCAGTAACTCAATTGAGGTTACTATGATGGATAAAGTCTTTTTGGAAAACGAAAAGAAAGTACAGGCTGCGAGGCAGGTGGTATGAAAAATCCTATAGCAAAATATTTAATGTGTTCCTATGCTTATTATGAGCAAGGTGATCCACTTATATCGGATCAAGAGTTTGACGAGTTAGCTAAGTACATACTAGCTAATTATGATAATATAGAACATATGCACAAGCATCTTGTGACTATAGGTGATTTGGAAGCTGGTACTTACTTAGGTAAATATCCAGCAATGGTTAAAGGCGCAGTTGGAAGTTATAGAAGGGGAGAAAGATAATGGGACTCACAGCACTAAAAGGTAAAAAATCAAAAAAGAAAATAGCAAGAGCAAAGGTTCGTACTGGTGCGAATGCCGCTCCAATTGAACAAGGTTTAGAAAGTGTACAATATTACTTTCAAAACGAAGTATCTCGTAAAGATGCTATTGAACAAGTAAAGACATATGTCAAAAATACTTTCAGTAAGCAAGAGGCAAGATACATCTTGTCAAATCCTGAATATAAACTCTTACCAAGTTACTATTCAGCAGCTACTGCTTTCTTTATCAATAGTAATCTTCAAGACGATAAGTTACCTTATTGGCAAGAAGCTTTACAAAAGCGTATGACAGATATTATCGAATCTGGTAAAGTACTCTATAATGAAAAGCAAAAGGCTAAGAAAGATAGTGCTAATGTCATTACACTATCTCCTGCTCAAAGATTGCAGAAAAAGATTAGTAATACAATTATGCAAGATCTACTCGAACTCGAAGACGATTGGATCGACGGAAAAGAATCTACTATCAATCTATATGATAGGTTCAAGTTCCATGGCTTGGCAGGCTCCGCTACACTGCCAGTTCGTGGGGTGGTTGAGGGCTGGTTGCTAGATTATGAAGATGCCTACCATAAAAGATGTGACCAAGCAGTTGAAGGGTATTCTCACTTGAAGAGATCAGAACTCAACCGCCGTATTAAAGCGTGTAATGATATGTTATCAGATCTTGATAGCATCAAAGCGGCGACTAAGGCAAGTAGAACTATAAAGGTTAAAAGACCTAAGTCTGCAGATAAGCAAGTCGCTAAAGTTAAATTTAAAAAAGAAGATAATGACTTTAAAGTCGTGTCTATCAATCCAGTTCAAATTGTTGGTAAGACTAGGTTGTATACCTTTAATGCCAAACATAGAGAACTCAGTATGTTCTATACCGATAAACCAAGTGGATTTGAAATATCAGGTTCAACTATAAAGTACTTCGATAAAGAACAAAGTATTAAGGTTAGGTTAAGAAAGCCAATGGATATATTGCCATTGATTCTCGATAAGACTCCTAATCAAATACAAAAAGAGTTATCAAACCTTTCGGTAAAGGTTAACACTCCTAATGGTAGACTCAATGAGGAAACATTATTGTTAAGAGTGCTTGATAAATGAGTAATAAATTAGAAGACCAGTTTTTGACTAAGTCAAAATTCACTAAACTTATCGAAGCTACAGTGAGTGATAAACATATACCTTACATGGATGCTATTCTCGATGTATGTCAAAAGAATGAAATCGAAATAGAAGACATTAAGAAGTTTATATCGCCTGTAATAAAAGATAAGTTAGAGGCAGAAGCGATGGAATTGAATTTCTTACCGAAAAAAAATTCAATCGACTCATCGTTATTTGAGTAGATGCTTATATATAATATAGGTAACTTTGTATCGCTATGATGTTGGCAGGGTTACATTAATATACAGCGTAATATTTCAGTTAATACTTCAGTAAATAAGGAGACAATACTATGTCATTCGAAACTCTAAAGCGCAATCGCGGCGCAAACATCAATAAAATTATTCAGGCAGCAGAATCCGCAAATGGTGGAGAAACTAAGTCCTATGCAGATGATAGGATTTGGAAACCTACCGTTGACAAGGCGGGTAACGGTTATGCTGTTATCAGATTCTTGCCTGGGAAAGACGGAGAGATTCCATTTGTTAGATATTGGGACCATGGATTTAAAGGTCCAACCGGTATGTGGTATATTGAAAACTCTCTAACTTCTATTGGTCAAAGTGATCCAGTAGGAGAACTTAACTCTAAGCTTTGGAATTCTGGTATCGAATCAGATAAAGAAAAAGCCCGGGCTCAAAAACGTAGACTTCATTATGTTACAAACATCTATGTAGTAAACGATCCTTCAGCTCCTCATAACGAAGGTAAGGTATTTCTATATAAGTTTGGTAAAAAGATCTTTGATAAGATTTATGATCTTATGAATCCGGCATTTGCAGATGAAAAGCCAATCGATCCATTTGATATGTGGGAAGGTGCAGACTTTAAACTTAAGATTAGAAATGTTGAAGGTTATAGAAACTACGACAAGTCTGAGTTTACTAGTTCTACTCAACTATTAGATGGTAATGAAGATCAGTTGAAGGCTGTATACGAAGGTATGCATGACTTAACAGAGTTTACTAATCCAAAGAACTATAAGACATATGATGAACTTAAAACTAAGTTGATGAGAGTTCTTGGTGAAGAAGCTACAGCTGGTGCTTACACCGTTAAGGAAGAGATTCAGATTAATGAACCTGTTCCAGCCATTGAACCGGTTTCTGCCGCTGAAATGGATGATGAGGCTCAGGATACTATGTCTTACTTTGCAAAGTTAGCAAAAGAAGACTAATTACATTATACCTGCAGCTGCAAGATAAGGGTCTGCGGTGTCTACACCGGGGCCCTTATTCATTAGTGTAGTACCTCCAACCTTTACACTACGATCAGAAGCGTCGACGTTTCCTCCAGTGTTAACACTTACATTACCACCAGTTCCTCCGCCACTTGTTCCAGATCCACTTGATAAAGCTGGTGGTTCAACACTCCCTGGTTTTACGGTAGTCTTTCCAAGTACAAAGTTAACTTTTTCTACTGTTTCTACGAGTTTGTCTATATTAAGATTTGGATTTAAGATACCACCTGAACCTTTTGGTCCAAAGTCTACTTCTTTCATACCATCAAAATAGCCTGATCCAGCCTTACCACCATTAGCCATAACATTAAGTAAGTCATAACTTGATGCTAGACTACTCGCTATATTTTGTATACTTCTTTTAAAGTTTGTTACTCTTAAATTTTGTAATGACTCAAATGACTTTCCAAAATTAACGAGAGCATTTCCCATTAAGTCTAAGCTCTTTATCATTTGTACGTCTAAGTCTTTTAATGGTGATAAAGAATCTACTATTGCAGCTATCTGACCTTTTCTTCTCTTATCTTGATTAGCCTCCATGTTAGTGCCAAACAAAAAGTTAATTACTTTTGTAGCACCTTCCATTACACTATCAGTTATAGCACCTAGGCCAGCCGATCCAAAAAACTTTAACATCGCAGGTCCTACACCAGACAATGCACTTACTTTATCTCCAATATTTGAATCGAGTTTTCCGAGTTCACCTAGAGCTTCTGCCATATTCTTCATAATAACTTTAAGGCCGCCTCCAGTTACTCCCATTTTGTTGAAGAGATCACCTACACCAGCCAAGGCTCCGAAGAAACCAGCTACACCAGCACCAATTAAGGTCATACCAATTGAAGCCATGCCAGCTAATGGCGCGCCAAATAATCCTAGTGCAGCGCCAGTTCCCATGAATGCACCTAGTGCTTTTAAACTATCTGGTGAAAAAGCATTAAGCGCTTCTGCTACGTTCTTCATCATGGTCGTAATAGCAGAACCATCTACGTTTAGTAATTGAGTTAGCTTATCACCTACACCTAAAGCTGTAAAGAATCCAGCGATACCAGCTCCAATAGCTGTAATTCCAACAGCCGCTTTTGCTGCCTTACCTACACCAAATAAAGCTGCAAGTGCTCCACCACCTGCCATAAGACCACCAAGCTTTACTAAACCTTCATTTGAAAGAGAACCTAGTGCCTCACCAAAATTCTTTAAGAACGCAGATATATTCTTTCCACCGCCACTATCCATCATTTCCATAGCTTTATCAGATGCGGCTAAAGCCGTAAAGAAACCAGCTATTCCAGCTCCCATAAGAGCTATTCCTGCTCCAGCACTAAATCCTTTACCAAGTGCTCCAAATATAGCACCGGTCGCTAGAACCGCGCCAATGGCCTTCAGACCATTACCACCAAGACCTTCAAGGCCTTCACCTAAGTTAATCAATAATTTTTTAAGATTGTCACCACCACCAAACTTTTGCATGATAGCTTCGGCTCCAGCAAGTCCCATAAAGAAAGCGCCAACACCTGCACCTGCCGCTCCTATACCAATTCCTGCTCCACCGAGTATTGCTCCTAGACCTTTACCACCTAAGAAACCACCAAGGCCTGACATAATACCACCGCCACCAGATTTTTTACCACCTCTGGCTTGTGCTGCTGCAGCAGTATTGGATCCTTTTTCTCTGCCTTCTTCTAGTTTTCTTCTAGCTTCATTGGCAAAGTAAGCACCAAACATGTTTTCAAGACCGGCGATACCAGCATTGATATCGACATTAGTCTGGTTGTTTTCTTTAAGCTGTTCAATTACGTCTACTAGTCTAGCCATTTCCTTGTCTCTGTTTTAGTTCTTCTTCTTTAATTAAATCAACTAACATTCCAACATATACTTCTTTTTCCCACGGTATCAAATTGTCTATCTCACTAAGCGAATACTTATGATGTTGCATTAAATCAAAATTTGTTTTATAATACGCATGCAACGACGTATGAGATAGACTAATTATAAAAAACTTTGCAGGCCCTCCAACACTACGGTGTTTTTCTTCTTACATTTACCACATTCATAATTTACGTCATAAGTAAGTTTTGGAATCTTTTCAACGTATTCCCTAACCTTACCAAACTGTTCTTGAGTCATTGACTCTAAAAATTCTTGAAACTCTTCATGAGAAGTTTCATTCATATCGATTCTTTCTTCATCTGTCATTACAGACATAACTGATTCTTTAATCAAAGCAAAAGCCTGTTCGGTCTTGTCAAATCCAATTGCCTTTTCGTTTTTCATCATAGACATAAAAGTCGGGTGCTGCATTTCTAGCACTATATTATCTGTGATCTTAACTTCATTACTATCGGTCTGACCTTTCATTTCAATCTTACTTAAATCGATAGTTACTTCTGTCTCATGTTGATCTTCGCACTTATCACATTTAAGTAATACTTTAGTTGTCTCACCGACTGACTTTGCTCTTATCTGTAAGAACAAGTATTCTATGTCGTAGCCAGTTAGTTTTTTAATATCTACTTCATCTAAGATACAAGCTGTTACAGCATCTAGCATAGCCATAGCAATTTGTTGAGGATCTTGAGATTCTAAAGCAATCAACATAACTTTTTCTTCTTTGACAAGAAAAGGTCTTACTGATACTTTTTTATTTAATGATGGTACCAAGATTTGATACTTAGGTACGTTATTTAGTTTTGGCAGTGCCATTTCATTTCACTCCTTAAAATAATGAGATTCCACCAAGAGGTGTTTGTATGTCCATATTAATAAAGTTCTGCACTCCACTGGCAACTCTCCAGTTAGTATATGCAAATGTAACGGTCAATTGGACTAGACCGTCAAGTTCGTTATTTAAGTCTACCTGACTAGTATTTATTGGAAAAGCATCGATCAAATCTACGCTGTAAACTGAACCGCCTCCAAGTCCAAGGTTAAACCTAATAGGTCCTAGTTGTTTACTAAATCCTTTCAATGGTTGCCTTAATTGATGGATTTGTACTGTCCTTGCGTATTCTTTCTTATAATTAGATTCCATACCGGTCTCATTTATTACTGATGAGCGCCAGTTATCAAAATATTTTTTAACTCCATAGTCATTCATAAGATAAAAAGTCATAGACACGTCGTCTACAGCATAGCCATAAGCCATCTTTTGAAACTCCATACCTATTCGTCTTTCGTTAGTTATGATAGTTTTTGCTGGTAAGCTGGCGTTGCTGCAAAGTATGTTAATGTTTCTAGTACTTTCACCACCAAAAGTTCCGGGCAAAGTAACTAAAAATTTATTGTTTCTCGCAAAACCTAATTTAACCGAGGCTAAAGCTTTTAATTCATCTACACTAGTTGCCATTAGCAGCTCTCCTAGAATCAGAGTATATACTTCCTGCACTAGACTTTTTCCATGATGCTGTTGGAAGAAACGTAGCGATTTCCCATTCAGGCGCAGGCACTTCAGCAAATTTTGATTTTACATGACTAAGTAAGTAATGTTTAAAGCAAGGCTTAAAATATCTAAACTTTCGAGTGCCACTCAATAAACTATATGTCAATCTAAATTTGGTAGTGTTATCGTATTTTTTGTTATTAGTTATTTCTAGCAATCCATCTAAAAATTTAGCTCTTAATATAGGAGGAAGATAATGTAAGTTAACTCCATAGAATCCACCTTTAGCTGGTTCTACTGGAATTGTAAGTGGAAATGTATCGTAGTATGGCAGTTTATCTTTTGTCTTTGGATCGTAAAAAAACATAAACATTCCACCATAACTATGAGTACGAACTTGTTCTAGTTCATCTTCTCTCATAAGCTGTTCACGATTTATTCTTGTTAGCCTTTGGATTCTTTTACGAAACCACTCTCGAGATTCAGCTGTACGTGGTGTGATACCAGCTCTAAATGCTTCTAGTTCTAGTTTTTGAAAGAGATTGCTCATACTTCTATTTATAACTATTTTTTGCGCTTTTTACGCCTGAATTGTTTTAATGGTTTATATGTACCTTTGAGCTTTCCAGGGACTGGTTTTTGCATAAGTTTCATTTCTTGTAAAGTCTTTTCAGTCCATATTTGAAACTCCCATCCTCTATCTTTAGCAAATTCATTTGCGGCTTCCCACTTATTCATATTTTTTATATATGTTAAACCTTCACTTATATACTGCTTAGTCTTTCTTTTACCTTCAGGTGGTCGTGTTTCTTTTTCTGGTTTTATCTCTACTAAGAGAGTTTTATCATCAAATACTATTTTCATGTCAACAAAATATCTGTGGTATTTCTTATCAACTTCATAAAAATACGGCACTATAACTTCTTCAGAACTCCAATTTCTNACNTTTGGATTATTATCNCACCACTGAAATACNGCCTTNTCCCATAAAGACCTATATACTACTTTAGAGGCATCNCCTTTNTANTTTTGTCTGTTCTTAACNTTATATAAGCCTGAATAAACCATGATTTTCGTTATAAATAGAAAAATAATACTTAACTATATCTATAAGGAAAAAAAATATGCCNATGCTAGATTTTCCGGGAGCTAAGCTACAAAAGCTAGGTCCAAGTGGAGAAAAGATAGTTGCCAACGCCGTGCCAGGGCTAGATGCTTTTGGTGGCGAAGGTCCTAAAATTAAAAACGTTCTATCTACCGCCACTTCAACAGTAGGTAATGAACTTTTAGCTTTTGCTCAATCATTACAAGGTCATGGTGAAGACTTAAAATATCCACTGGAAACTGGTAATCCAGCTTATCAGTCACGAGTAAAATTTCAAGTTTTTGAATTTAGAGCAAAGCAAGATGGTGTTACACAGAAATCTCATGTTAAACAACCGACTGATAATCTTGCCACCTCAGCAGGATCAGTAGATGGTATTGAACATGCTGAAGAATTTGCTGGATTAGGACCAGCAACTACGGCCTCTCAAAGTTTAAAAAGGCCAATGACGCCTGATGAAGAAGATGAAGCATTGGAAGTAGCCGAAAGAGGTCTAGCATTTCAAACTGAAAAAGCTACGGCCGGAGCTGCAGCTGTAGAAGACTCTGTAACTGATACGGCCATAGGTAAAGCTGCCATAGCTGCAGTGTCAGGTGGATTGGATTTTCAACTTAAAAGAGACGAACCAATTGTTGATCTATATATGCCAATTTCTTTTAACTATGCTGATGGTGTACAATATGAAAACGCAAGTTTAGGAGCTTCAGGTGCTGTTTCGGAGGCTTTGATTAACGCAGGAGCTGATGTTGCCATGGGAGCCGGACAAGCAGTGGCGAACTTATACAACGACGCCAAAGGTAGTTTCTTTGATTTACTAGACGGAAATATTGATCTAGCTTCTGACGCTTCGAGGTTTGGATTACAAAGAATAAACGAAATATTTAATCCAGTAACTGGAATCAAAAATGCTGTCACAGGCGCAACAAGAATGATTATCAATCCAAACGTAAGAGCTTTATTTAGAGGTGTTAATCTAAGAGAATTTGCGTTTCAATTTAAGTTTATTGCTGATTCTGCGCAAGAAGCAGAACAAGTACGTAGAATAATCAAACACTTTAGAAAACAATTATATCCAGATACGTTTGGTGCATCATTTAATGTTGGTGGAACTACAGTAAACGCAGACGTTGGATTTAAGTTTCCACACGTATTTCAGATAAGTTTTCATCATAGAGGAAGTAGAAACTTAAAACTTCCAAAATTTAAGTATTGTTATTTAAGAAATGTCAATCATACTATCAATCCAACAGGTGGAGCATTACGTAGAGATGGACAGCCAAACGAAATAGATCTTACACTTAGCTTTGTAGAGTATAAGACACTAACAAAACAAGATATCGAACAAGGATTCTAATATGCTTTATTTTGAAGACTTTAAAACTTTACTATATAACTTTGGAAATGAAGTTGATCCAGTAGTATTTCAAGACATATCTAAGTACGCAGATGTAGTAGATCAGATTAAAGATAATTTAACGTTTTTTAATCTGCATTTTGTACAAGAAGGATTTAGACCAGATCAAGTTTCAATACAACTGTATGGTACACCACTTTATTACTGGACTTTTTATCTTCTCAATGATGATATTAGGCAGCAAGGTTGGCCATTAATCAGAAGCGAACTTGAAACATACACTAAAAAATTATTTCCAAACACGGTCTTAACTACAAGAAATGACATCGCATCAAAACTTAAAGTAGGACAAATTGCAACTGGAGTATCTTCTGGTGCAAGTGGTAAGATTATAAGAAGAAATCTTAATCTTGGCCAAATAGTAGTAGAAGGAACTGTAGGATTCAGAATTGGCGGAGAAAATATCAACTCAACAAATGCTGATGGAGATCTTGAAACTATATTTGCGGTTTCTAGCGCGAATGAGTATCAATCAGAGTCTCACTACATCGATGGAAGTGGAACAATAGTAGATATAGATCCACACGTAGGCCCAGGTGCGCTTCTCACTGGTAAAACTTTTGAAGAAGTATATTTTGATGTCAATGAGAGTTTACGTACTATAAAAATTATCAAGCCATCATTAATGAGCACAGTAATATCAGGTTATAAAAAAGCGATAAAGTCATAAAATGTCAAACACAGCATTAGCTCAACAACAAACTGACTTTCAAATTATAAGTGCAGTTATTTCGAGTGATAGAACTCCGGTAGGAATTGATATCGCAAAAGTCATAAGTGACTTTGTGATTTATGAACATATAGAAAAAGCGTATCTTACGGCTAGGTTTGTATTTTACGATCAAGAAAATATAGTTCAAGATATGGACTTTCAAGGTGGAGAAAAATTAACACTTACACTACAACACTCTGAAGAAAGAATTACAGGAAACGATATAGAAAAAGTATTTCTTATCGATAAGATTGATAACATATTTAAAGTGGATGAGAGAAACGAATCAGTTGTTATACATTGTATTGAATATCATGCTTTTGAATCTGCCGCTCAAAATATAAGTAAGTCATATTCTGGAGCTCCTTCGAAGATTATTAAAAAGATATTAGATGAATATTTAGATAAAGAATTACTCATCGATGATGTTGATGCTATAAATGATCTTAAAGTAATAATACCAAATTTAGATCCAATTGAAGCTTGTAACTGGCTGAAAAAAAGAGTCTTATCTCAATCTGGTCTTCCTTTTTATCTTTATTCTGCTTTAGGCGTAAATAACTTAGTACTAAAAAGTTTAGATAAGATGTTAACACAAACGCCACTTAATTTAAATACACCTTACATATATGCACCGAGTGTAACCTCTAACGATGCAGGTAGTCAAAAATATTATCTTATAGAAAACTATGAATATAATAGTGGAGAAAAATTGATGCCATTAGTAATGGAAGGATTAGTAGGAGCTGAATATCAATTTTTTAATACAATGACAGGAACTCCTACTAAGATTCATTTTGACGTTGATGAAGATCTATTTAGTCCACTGGTAGTAGACAGTAAATTAGGCGCTCAAAATACAAGATATAACTATGCACCTGGGTATAAAGTTAAAGATAAGCCATTGAGCCAACTTGACTCTAGATCGATAACTCAAATATCATCGTCTGGAGCGTACAAGCAACTTCAAGGTAGTTTTAAAAGTTATAACGATGAATCAGCATCTGGACAACATAGAAGAAAAGCCATTGGTGCTGCCGTAAAGAAATTTGTAACCAAGACTCCATTAAGAATTACTGTATCTGGACGAGAGTTTTTAACCGGAGATGAAAACTATACTATTGGTAAAACAATACGAGTCTTGTTCTTAGATAACACGCAAGAATCTGGAGAACAAAGACCAAAATACGATCAAAAGAAATCAGGTGATTACATTATATTTGCCACTGAACATATATTTAAAACAGAAAGATATGACGTGAACTTGTTACTTGGTAAAGTAGCTTCTGTCGGAGAGGAGCCAATTACATGAGTTTTTATGGTGATCAAACTCGATGGTTTGTTGGCACGGTTGTTGATGTCAATGATCCACTTAAACTAGATAGAGTACGAGTTAGAATACACGGTGTTCATTCGTCTAATACAGTTGATATTCCTAACCAAGATTTACCATGGGCGCAGGTTAACATACCAGTTACTGAAGATGGAAGTTCTGGATTAGGTGCAAATTGTAA